GAAGAGTTTCTTGGAACCTCTCAAAAATGTGCTACAATGTATTGGGTGGACACACGAAAAAGTTATTACTATTGGGAGTTTCTTTGAATGACTAAAAAAGTCTACGTTGTCACTTGGACTAACCATGTTGTTGGTCAGATTGATACCGATAGCATCAAATGTTTTGAGGACTATGAAACTGCTCGTTCGTTTGCAAAACTTATGAGCAACAAATATGATTATGTAAATTTTTATGAGGATGAAGCAACACAATGGGATTCTTAGATACAGTAATTAAAGACAGTGGCAATGAGTTTGCTAGTATAGTAAGTGATGGAGTTGCTGCGGGTGACGTAGACAACTATGTTGACACTGGTTCATATATTTTTAATGCTCTTGTAAGTGGTTCTTTATATGGAGGTATACCTTCTAACAAAGTTACTGCACTTGCAGGAGAGAGCAGCACAGGTAAAACATTCTTTGCACTAAGTGTTGTTCGTAATTTTCTAGAAGCAAATCCTACAGGAGGAGTTATATATTTTGAGACTGAATCTGCTATCTCTAAGGAGATGATTGAGTCTCGTGGTATTGATTCTCAACGTATGGTATTGTTTCCAGTATCTACTATTGAAGAATTTAGAACACAAGCTTGTCGTATCGTAGACAAGTATATGAAAGAACCAAAGAGAGAACCAATGATGTTTGTTCTTGACTCTCTTGGTATGTTATCTACATCAAAAGAGATGGATGACATCTCTAATGATAAACAAGTTAGAGACATGACTAAATCACAATTAATCAAAGGTGCATTTCGTGTGTTGACTTTGAAACTAGGTCAAGCAAAGATACCTATGATAGTGACAAATCATACATATGATGTGATAGGATCTTATGTTCCTACAAAAGAAATGGGTGGTGGAACAGGACTCAAGTATGCAGCATCAACTATAATCTATCTTGGAAAGAAGAAGGAGAAAGAAGGTACAGAACTTGTTGGTAACATAATAAAATGCGAAGCAAAAAAATCTCGATTAACAAAGGAGGGAAGTAAAGTTGAAACTAGATTGTATTTTGATGAACGTGGACTTGACAAATATTACGGACTATTGGAGTTGGGTGAACAGTATGGAGTCTTTAAGCGTAAAGGAAATCGTATTGTTGTCGGGGAGTCTAGCGTCTACCCTTCTGCTATTCTCAAGGATCCAGAGAAGTACTTCACCGAAGGAGTGATGAAGCAACTGGAGGAGGCAGCGAAGAAGGAATATAGTTATGGTGGTTGATACAATTTTATTTGGCGATTGTCGTGAGACTTTAAAAGAGTTTGATGGCAAAGCAAGAACTTGTGTCACGTCACCTCCTTATTATGGGTTACGTGATTATGGTGGAGAAGAGTCACAGATAGGACAAGAACAAACACCAGAAGAATACATTCAATCTCTCGTAGAAGTATTCAGATCTGTACGTGATGTGCTAACTGATGATGGTACACTATGGGTAAACATAGGAGATAGTTATTACAACTATAGACCTGGTAAAGGACAAGCATTACCAAAACAAACTGTAAGTAAAACAAAACAAGATCTACCTGACAAGTGTGCTAAGAGAGGTAACAAACTAGAAGGTCTTAAAGAGAAAGATCTAATAGGTATACCGTGGATGTTAGCATTTGCATTGCGTGCAGATGGTTGGTATCTACGTCAGGATATCATATGGCATAAACCTAATCCTATGCCTGAGTCGGTAAAGGATAGGTGTACTAAATCACACGAATATATTTTTCTACTTTCTAAAAATCGTAAATACTATTATAACAATGAAGCAATTAAAGAACCCGTCAAGCAAGACTGGGGTACACGAGACCGCACTAAAGGTAAGTACCATAATCCTGGCACTGGGTTGGTTCCTCATAGTGGGTTATCCAAGTCTTATGACAGGAAAAATAAGCGAGATGTTTGGACTGTAACAAACAAACCATATAAGGGAGCACACTTTGCTGTGTATCCACCTGATCTAATTGAACCTTGTATCAAGGCAGGGAGTGAAGAGGGAGACATAGTTCTAGATCCATTCATGGGATCAGGAACAACAGCAGTTGTTTCCAAATCATTAAATAGACATTATATTGGTTGCGAACTACATGAAGATTATGGTAGACTAATACAGAAGAGACTAAGTGAGAAATCATTTGCGAGGTTAAAACTAGAATGACAGAAAGAATAGAAGAAACAATACTTCGCAATCTAATATACAATGAGCAATACTATCGTAAGGTAGTGCCATTTATAAAAGCAGACTATTTCCAAGAGTACCATGAAAAAATTGTATTTGAAGAGATTGCTGACTTCGCTGCGAAGTACGACAAGATCCCTACTAAAGAAGTTCTCACAATTAATCTCCAGAATAGAGGAGACCTTACAGAAGAGACATTCAAAGATACAGTACAGGGAATAAATTCTCTATCTGATGACTGGGTGGATTATGACTGGTTGTTAGATGCCACAGAGAAATGGTGTCAAGATCGTGCTATATACTTAGCACTCATGCAGTCTATTAAGATTGCTGATGGCGGAGATAAAAAGTTCACAAAGGGTGCTATACCCAGTATTTTACAAGATGCTTTGGCAGTTTCATTTGATGAACATATAGGACATGACTACATTGAACAATCATCAGACAGATATGAATTCTACCACAGGAAGGAAGAGAAAATTCCCTTTGATTTGGAAAAGTTTAACTTTATCACGAAAGGTGGTCTCCCTAACAAGACTCTCAACATCGCTCTTGCTGGTACAGGTGTCGGGAAGTCTCTATTCATGTGCCACATGGCTGGTTCCGCCCTCACTCAGGGGTACAACGTTCTCTACATTACATGTGAAATGGCAGAGGAGAAGATTGCTGAACGAATTGACGCAAATCTTTTGAACGTAAGCGTCAAGGACATCATGGAACTACCTGAGGTTTTATTTAATTCAAAAGTAAATGAGATCTCTAGAAAGACACAAGGTAAATTGATCATTAAAGAGTACCCTACTGCATCTGCACATGCAGGACATTTTAAGGCACTCCTAAGTGATCTTAAATTAAAGAAAGATTTTACACCTGATCTTATCTTTGTTGATTATCTAAACATTTGTGCTTCTGTTAGATATAAAGGTGCTGTTGTTAACTCGTATACCTATGTTAAAGCGATTGCTGAAGAGCTTCGGGGTCTTGCTGTGGAAAGTAATTTACCTATTATCTCTGCTACTCAAACTACTCGTAGCGGTTATGGTAACTCTGATCCCGATCTCACTGACACTTCTGAGTCTTTTGGTCTCCCTGCCACTGCTGATTTTATGTTTGCCCTTATATCTACTGAGGAACTTGAACAACAGGGTCGCATCTTGGTCAAACAACTTAAGAACAGATACAATGACCCGACTGCCTCACGAAAATTCATTCTGGGAATTGACAGAGCGAAAATGAGGTTGTATGATGTAGCAGATGATTCATCTGCCATAACTATAGAAGATGAAGAGGTAGGAGAAACCTTACAACAATTCTCACAAACACAAAACCGATTATCTAAATTTGCAGAATGGAACGTATAAAGCATGTGGACTTTGATAGGTACACTCATTTCGTGGATGCTGTCACAAGCACTCCTAGTAAGGATTTTAAATCTCTTGTTGATCGCTTGGGTCAACTTGACAGAGAAGGTGCCAATATTGAACGTCTTACCACTGCTGGTGTTGGGATTAATGCTGAAGGTGGAGAGTTCCTTGAGATCATTAAGAAGATGGTATTCCAAGGTAAACCATGGAACGAAGACAACAGAGAACATCTGATCATTGAACTTGGTGACATCATGTGGTACGTAGCACAGGCATGCATGGCACTTGAAGTATCATTTGATGAAGTGATTGCTACTAATGTCAAGAAATTAGAGAAGCGTTATCCTGAGGGATCGTTCGATGTTTACTTTTCTGAAAATAGGAAGAAAGGGGATAGGTAAGTGGCATTCGACATCCTACCATCTACATTTGAAGAAGCTGGAAAAGCAGTAAAATTTATGAATCAAACATCTGCTATAGAAGCATTGTCTTTGTACAGATATTTGATTCAACATTATGGGCATGTCGTACAAAATCCTTTAGCATTTGATTCTAGCAAGAAGAATGAATGTAAGATTATAAGATTGTTAGAAGGTGGATTTACTATAAAACAAATTACAAAAGAATTAAGTCTCACAAAATTGAGACCAGACTTTGGTGATGGTAGTAGAGGAGCAAAAGGAAAGAATAATCAAGGAAGTTTGTTTGAGAGAGACATGGAAGTCGCTCTTAACAAATGGATTGATACAAATACTATAGAAAATAACAAATACAAAAGTTTTATTGAAGACATAATAAAATATTATAAGTTAGACAAATGTCAAAAAATTATTGTAGTTCCTGAGGGCAAATCAAATAAAAAAAGACCAATGAAATTAGTAAATGAACATTGGGAAGTGGGAACTGCATCTCGTAATAATGGATATGATATAGGTTCTACTGTTACTGATATAACATTAGATACTGAATGTAATAATAAAAAACGTAAAATATATCTTTCACTTAAAACTAGTGGTACAACCAACCTATCTAATCTTGGATTAAAAACTACTGTATTTCCTGTAGCTGAGGTTAAGGCAGGAAAAATAGAACAAGAAGATGGAAAAGCATTAATTAAAACGTTTGGTTTAAATGAACAATTTTTATGTGCTACTTTTAATGAATTTAATAATGGCAATAGAAGATATCATCAAGTAGATACTAATCCATCTTATAGTCGTTCCTTAATAAAGGAACTTATAAAAGGATCTCTTGGATATGGGTATCATTACGTGCATTTACAGAGAGGAACAAAAATTAAACATCTAGAAATAGATGAGAATTTTTTAGAAAAAGCATCCACTCCAAAAAACGTAAAAATAAGTTACGGTGGTGACACAGGAGGGAAAAAACGTGTTAATATACATATGGAGACTCCTGTATTTAACATGGTTTTTAACATTAGAAACACAACTGATAAAGGTACTACAGCAGATCCACTTCGTGTGTACCCTGATAAGTTACAGACAAAATATACAATGAAAGGTGAGACTGTTGCAACAGGTCATCAAGGAGATTCTACAGAAATAGCAGACGATAGTTAATGGCAAACGTAACTCAACTAAAACACCTTGAACATTTAGAAGATGAGATGCTTAACTATGGAGTTGAGGGTTGTATAGCGTCTGTTAATTTTCTCAAAGAATTAAGAAAGATGCTTGGTTGTGATAATAGCACAGGTTTTATGCAAACCAAATGGGATGGTGCACCATCAGTTGTATGTGGTACTGATCCTAATAGTGGTATGTTTTTTGTTGGAACAAAATCTGTTTTCGCAATAAATTCTAAAGCATGTTATCGTGATGCTGATGTAGATTTATATTATGAAGGAGATCTTGCAGAAAAATTAAAATATTCTTTGAAGTATTTTTCTACTTTAGGTATACAAGGTATAGTTCAAGGAGATTTACTGTTTACTACTGATGTAAAAAGAGAAACAGTTAATGGAGAGAAATTATATACGTTCACACCAAACACTATAACGTATGGTATACCTGTAGATCATCCTATAGGTGTAGCAACAAGTAGAGCAAAGATAGGTGTAGTTTTTCATACACATTACAGAGGTAATAATTTTCAAACTATGCAAGCGGTTGCTGGTGCAAAGGTAAAAGGATCTATTGAAGTGTTATCTGTTGATAATGACACTCCAATGGATAGAGTTGGTTTAAATCATTCAGAAGAAGTGTTGTTTGATAAGTACGTTGCTAACATAGAAAAAATGTGTGCTGCATCTGGAGACTTTTTAGATGAATTGACTACTCTTTCTGGTACTGCAGGAGATGCTAAATGGCATGTATCTTCTTACCTTAAACAATTTTTTAATAGTCAAATTAAAAATCAAAAGACCATATCAAATACAACACAAGCACTTGAAGACTTGACTAATTTTTATCATAGTAAGGTAAAACCTCTTGCTGATAAGATAAAAACACCAAAAACACAGGTTGCTAAGAAAAAATTAATATATGATAGTGAAAACTATCTGATCAATAACGCTACAAAGTTCAAATCAATGCTTGGTTTGTACAAAGAGATACAAGAAATCAAGCAATTTGTCATTGATAAACTAGATAAACTAGAAACTTTTAAAACATTTGTACAAACAGACACAGGATATAAAGTCACAGGTCCTGAGGGTTATGTTCTACATAAAGATGGAGACATGATCAAGTTTGTTAATCGTCTTGAGTTCTCATACAATAACTTTACTGTTGCAAAGAAATGGCGTTAGTAACAAAACGATGCTATATGACATTTGGTAGGTTTCAACCACCAACCACAGGACATAAAGAAAATTTTGATAATGTAAAACGTGCTGCTGGCACAGATGACTATAGAATTTACATTTCCCAGACAGTAGATAAGAAGGGGAACAATCCTCTGCTGCCAGATAGAAAATTATTTTATATGAATAAGATGTTTCCTTTACATAAAGGTAAAATATACAGCGGACCTAGAGATCCAGTAGCAGTTTTACAAGATATTATGATGGCAGGATATGATGAGTGTATATTTCTTGTAGGATCTGATAGAGTACAAGCGATGCAGTGGATCCATAAATATAATGGAGACGAGTATTCTTTTAGAAAGTTAGACATCGTATCTTCTGGTAGTAGAGACGCAGATGGTGACACATTTGCAGTATCTGGTACTAAAATGAGAAGAGCAGCGTTTGCTGGAGATTTTAAAACATTCAGATCTGGTATACCTACCAGTTTAAAAGAGAATGATTGTCGAATGTTAATGATGGAAATAGCAGCGAACTTACCCGCCAACTATAAATGATAAATTTTAAGAAATTACGAGAACAAGCACTAAGACAAGAGCAAAGACACGAGAAAGGTCTGAGCGAGGGAGATAGTGTCATGTCTTCAAGAACAGGAGTCAAAGGAACCATCCACAGAGTGGGTGGTAACTATGCAATTGTTATATCTGAAGAAGGAAAAATGTTTCGTGAGTGGATTAAGAATGTTAGAGCTATAAATAATACGAGAAGAACCTCCTTGTAAGTAAATGAAGAAGCAAGATACAATTAACACTGTCAAAAATAATGATGATTTTTCATCAGGTTTGATGGAACAATATAATAAGTGGATGGGTGGCGATTGCTTCCAAAACACTGACATACCAGATTTACATTTATCTGAAGCACCATTTGATGGCATGGATCCACAGTCACACGGTGCAGAAATAGAGAATACTCTGACTAAAAAGAAAGGTCCTAAGAAAGAATCTCCTAAAGCACAACTTGCTACTAAGGAAGAGACAGAAGTTTGTGAAAAATGTGGTGGCAACCATGCAACTGAGGCATGCCCAAACATTTTAGAAAGAGAAGAGATAGAAATTGATGGAGAGTTAATGGTTCTTGAAAAGATTAAGGTTGAGAACTGGGATAATATAGAAGAAGGTAGTATGAAGACAGCTCGTGCTAATGTTGGTGCTTCTACATGCTGGAAAGGATATAAGGCAAAGGGAACTAAGATGAAAGGAGGAAAATCTGTTCCTAATTGCGTTAAGGAAGATGAGTTTCATCATCAGAAAGACAAAGATGGTAACACAATACCACATGAAGATGAGATAAAGGAAGGTAAGAAGGGTCTTTATGACAACATTCACGCTAAGAGAAAGAGAGGAGAATCTCCTGCTAAGAAAGGCGATAAAGGATATCCTGCACCTGATGCATTTAAGAAGGCAGCAGAATCAGTAGAGCATGTAACAGAGAAAAAGTTAGATCCAGTTGGAAAAGAAGACGGTGATGTAGATAACGATGGTGATAAGGATAAGTCAGACAAGTACCTACTTGCAAGACGCAAGAAGGTCGGCAAAATCATTGCCATGTCTAAGAAAAAATAATGAAATCCTACGATCAATTTAAAACTGATTCTAAAAAGAGAAAGGAAAAACTGAAAAACAAGAAGGTTGGCAACGTAGAAGTCATGCCCATCATTAAAGATGGTCATGGTAAAGGTATGACTACTCGTGCCACGAATGAGGAGGTGTTAAATGAAAAGTCAGTC